ATAAGTTTTATGTTGACAAGAGTACGTGTTTCGTTTACCGTACTAATCATTCTGCTATTGTAATGTAACAGAGCAGGGTTATCAGTACAACAAAAAAATTAAAGAGGATCATGGAAAGACACTTCAAAAATCTCAGGGAAGAGATGAGGTATTTCGGAGTCAGAATCCAATCAGTCGCAGAAAGTCTTAAATATACACAACCTTATGTTTCTCAAGTCCTATGTGGGAAACGACAGAATCCAAAGATTCTTGCAAAAGCAATGGAGTTATTAAATGAGCGAAAGCGAGATCTTGCTACAAAGCTTGAAGGAACTTACGCATGAAATCAGAGAACTAAAGCAAGCGATAAACGCTTTCCATAGATTCGATGAGAAGTTGGAGACTGCTCGTTTAGAACGAGATCGCAGTCTCTTTGATGTAAGAAATTTTTTAAGTAAGAGGAACAAAAATGCCGAAAGGAATAAAGTTCTCCGCAGACAATGCAGAGATGAGAAAACTAGGATTGGGAACAAGCGACTTTCCAATTCTGATGCAAGCAAGCAAGTACAAAACTCCTGTTGATCTTTGGGCAGAGAAAACAGGTCGTGTAGAACCAGAAGATCTATCCAAGAAGGATGCAGTCTTTTGGGGAATACATTTAGAAGAACCTATCCTAAGAGCTATACCTAAGTTCTTTCCAGAGCTTCCAAATAAGGTAAGGAAAGATCAGAGAACTTATTGGGCCAACGATCATATTTATGCTCATTTAGATGGTCGTATTGGTAAAGACATAGCAGAGATAAAGAACCAGAGTATTTTTCAGACATCAAGTTGGGATGATGGTCAAATTCCACCTTGGTATTATTGGCAAGGAATTGCAGCAATGCTTTGTTGTACAAAAGCAGAAGCATGGCACATCTTTGCACTATTAGGAGGTCAGAACTTAGTTCATAGAACGATCTATAGGGAAGACTGCCTTAATGATATTCAGTTCGCATTGATGCGTGCTAATGAATTCTGGAACAGAAACGTCAAGGAAGATGTTGCACCTGAAATTCAAAATGAAAGCGATCTTCGGATGGTTTATCCACCAGAAGCAACGCATGGTTCAGTCCTTATTACTGAGGATATCAAGAAGAAAATGGCGAAAGCAAATCAACTGGATTCACTTATCTCCAGACTTGGAAAACAGTCAAAGGATCTTAAAAGTGAAGCCAAGATTGCTATCGGATCAGCAGAGACAGTACATGATGGAGAAGGGAATGTCTTATATACGTTCACTTACCGAAAAGGAAAAACCACAGTAGATTCAGCGAAACTAAAGAAGGAGTACCCTGAAATCTATGAAGATTGTATTAAAGTTGGAAACCCATATAGAGCATTAAGCAAAAAGAAAGGGAATGATGAGCAGTAAAGCATTAGTAGCAATCAATAATGAGAACATTGAGAAAGCATTAATTGGTGGAGATTTAGCACCTTTATCAACTGAAGATAGGTTGCAGTATTATACAAAAGTATGTGATTCAGTAGGACTTAATCCTCTTACAAAACCATTTCTTTATATCAAGTTGAATGGGAAATTACAGTTGTATGCTGCTAAAGATTGTACAGATCAGTTGAGGAAGATTCATAACATTTCTATAGAGATTACTGATACTAGAATTGTAGAAGATATCTACCTTGTAACAGTAGTAGCTACAGAACGTAAATCTGGTAGACCAGATTCAGATATGGGTTTTGCAAAAGTAACAGGATTAAAAGGTGAGAATCTTGGTAATGCAATGCTTAAAGCAGTAACTAAAGCAAAGCGTAGAGTAACACTTTCTATTTGTGGTATGGGAATGCTGGATGAAACAGAAGTAGATGATATTCCAGACAGTGCAAAAGTACATGTAGAAACACCAGATGTTGTTAATCCTACTCCTCAATTGACAGTTCATTCTACTCCTGAAAAGGATCAATTAGATAAGTCATTCAAGGAAGTAGATTCAATGAATTCTGAAGAAAAACCTGAATCTAAAATCACATTTGATGAGCCAGAATTACCTGAACTTAAACATGATGATAAAGATGTTCAGGACTGTTTAGATATTATGTTTGCAACAGCAAAAATAAGTAAAGAAGAATATGATCAATTAGCAGATAGTACAACCTTCCATGATATCTTAAAAGGATTGGATAAAGGTTCATACAATGCAGTTTTAAAAGGTGTATCTTATAAGTCCTTTAAAGATGGAAACAAACTGAGAACAGTTCTTCAGTATTCTGCTGATATTAAAGATTACTTTAAGAAAGTTATTTAACCCAGAAAAGGTAGCCTTTGCCAAGTCCTCATGGCATTTACAAGATATTCTTGAGGCTACCAAAAAAGGCTTATGACGGAAGTTGACGCTAATATATATATTATATTAATAAATAAGGTTAACTCTATACTAAAGAAGAAATATAGATTAACCATACAATGTAAAGAAAGACTTAGTATATTACTTAAGATATATAGTGCAGAAGACATCATCGGAGTAGCTGAACATGTTGCAAGAAAATTCCCCGAAGGGCACAAATGGGAAAAGTGGTCTAGAAGATCAGAAGTCTTCTTTGGAGAAGAAAAGTTTAGAGAGTTCTACGATCAAAGCGAACATGGAAACTCTAAGAAAGAAGCTACAGAAAAACACAGAATCAAAGAAGCTGTTAGAGAAAGAAACAAAAGACTTATCATTGGCAGAGAACGTCCTCTTAGATCTTATTAAGAGATGTAAAGCAAATGCTTCAAAGTTTGATAAATCGAATTTAGGTCAATATGAAACTTCAGATAGACCCTTTGAATGGATAACAGAAGATGGAGTTCAGAAGATTAAGTTTTTGGAGATAGTACCTAGTGAAGAAGAAAAGAGTAAACAACTCACTGAATTCTTAAAAGAAGCAGGAGTATTAAAACATGCTTTTTTCACATTGGATAACATTGATAACTATAACTTCTTAAAAGGCTTAGATCGAACGCCACGGCATCTTTATGAAGATGTGAGGGATAACTACTCATTAGTTCTTTCTGGACCTCCTGGTACAGGTAAAACAACTTTAGCAGTAGCAATAGCTAAAGAGTTCTACCACAACAACAAGTCAGTGATGATTAAGCGTTGGTATAACTGGCTTCTGAAAATGAGGGGTGTGTATCAAGATGATACTATAAAAGACATGGAACAATTCCTTCGCCCCTCCATTTGGGCTGATCTTTTATTCATTGATGAATTGAAGTCAGACAAGTCACAGACTGCATCTCAATTTGAAATAGAGCAGTTGATGTATTTGATAAGTGAACGACATGGTAATGAACGTCCATTTATCATAACAACGAATATGGAAAGACGAGAGATCAAGAACATATTCGGAGAAGCATTCTATTCTAGATTAGCAGATGTGGATTCATGCACTTGGATAGAATTTCATTTAGAAGAAGTAAAACGAAACTATATGCAAGAAGAGGATTTATAATGAATGGACAAGAATTTAGAGCTAGAAGAAAAAGATTAGGAATGACAATGAAATCTTTTAGCCAATTAATAGAAAGACATTATATTCAAGTTCATAGATGGGAAACAGGTAAATGGCCTATTCCAAGATATGCAATAATTTGTTTGGAAAGATTTGAAATAGATTATCTTTGTCCAACCTGTATGCAACCAAGGAAAAAAGAACAATGAAAGAAGAGGAATAAATGTATTTAACAAAACTTCAACGTAAAGCAGTTAAAGATCTTTTTGACAGGAATCCTGATGGTGCAACATCCTATCGTCAATTCCGTAAAAGAGCACATTACGGTATACCGGCTGATCATATTATGATCCGTTGGTGTTATATGTGGGTTGGTATTCAGTTGGATGGATATACTCATACATAAAGGAACAATGAAAGAAGAACCTGAACCGTTTTATATGAAAACAATTAGATTAAATCGTTACGAAGACAAAGTAGAAACTATTTCAAGAGTGGAAGTTGATGAGAATACTTATTTATACAAGTATCTTGAATCATGGACTGAATACAACATTAGTGGAGAACCAATAAGAAAGACGAATGAACACTTACAATTCGTTCCTAAAATTCGATCTAATTCCAGTAGCGAAACCAAGGCAGACTCAAGCGGATCGTTGGAAACAACGTCCAGTAGTGATGAGATACCGAAAATTCGCAGACGAAATAAGAGAAATCGCAAGTAAACACAACTTCATTCTATCAAGATCAATAAGCGTACAATTCTGTATGCCTATGCCTGGATCTTGGTCGAAGAAGAAAAGGTTGTTGAGAGATGGAATGCCACATGATGTACGTCCAGATCTAGATAACCTTATTAAAGCCGTTTGTGATGCTTTAATGGAAGAAGACAAATACCTCTATAGGATCACTGCTTCTAAACATTGGAGTCTTACAGGAGGCATTTTAATTCATAATCTATAAATAAGGATAAGTAATATGATGTTTTGCATCTTTGAAGGAAACTTAGGTAACGACCCAATAAGCGGTCAAACAACGCAAGGTACTGAGTTCTCTAATTTCAGTATGGCAGTCAAGGATGATAATAGAGAACAAGATCCTACATGGATCGATTTTGTAGCATACAACAATGTTGCAAAAGCAATTAACCAGTTTGTCAAGAAAGGACATGAATTACTGGTTAGAGATTGCAAACCTAGAAAGAGGGAATTCGATGACAAGAATGGTACTCATCATGTGAAGTATGAATTCATTGTCAATAAAGTGAAGTTCCGTAACAACAGAGGTAAGCAAGAAGAAGTTACTGATGATGTACCATTCCAAAGTGATGACAGTCCATCTGAAGCAACTAAAATAAAAATATAAGGAGGAACTATGGCAATGAAAGAAATGCAGATCAATCCTCCTAATATACGAACTGTTCAGTTTGCAGTTTCAGGATTGACACCATTAATCAGTCATAAGTGGTCTGAAAAGGCTAAAAAGCAGATGTTGGATAAACAGATGAAGAAATCTGTTAAACAGAAACCAGCAAAAGATCCTGAACAGGAATATAGGGATTCTTTATATCTTCTTAGTCATGGAGAACATCCTGATGGACCTTATGGTTTTCCTGCATGTGGTTTTAAAGCAGCAGCAGTTAGAGCAGCAAAACAGACTACAATGACAATGACAGATGCTAGGTCATTGTTTTACGTAGTACCTGATGATGGAGAATTAGTTCAGATACATGGTGATAAACCTCATCTACGTCAAGATATGGTCAAGATCAATATGACTACTGATATCAGGTATCGTGGTCAGTTTGATAATTGGCATGTCAATCTGAATGTCAAATACAATGCAGATTCAATCAGTCAAGAACAGTTGCTCAACTTGTTTGAATTAGCAGGATTTACATCAGGAATTGGTGAATGGCGAATGGAACGTGGAGGAACATTCGGTGCTTTCAGTCTTCTTAATTCACATGAACAAAAAGTTCTTGAAAGAGAAGAAGCTGCTTAATGTAAACGTATTGAGGTCGAAAAAGCAAAAATCGGCCTCAATCTTTGCCTTTTAAGAATATGGAATATACATGGAAAGAGAATACCAGAATGAAGATTGATCCTAATCTTGCTGGTGCAGAATTAGATGCTATTCATAAACGATATGGTGAAGTTACCCCTAAATTAGTCTTAGAACGTGCTATAAGCGAAGATAATCCATTACATGTAGGGTTTGAGTGGGATGATGCTAAAGCTGCTAATCTACACCGAATAGACACTGCTAGAAGGATTATTAGATTTTTAGTCATAGAATCAGATCAGGAACAACAAGAACCTGTATTTGTTCATGTTACAGATGGAAATCGTAAATATTACGAAAAGACTTCTATAGCAATACAACAACCTGATATCTGGAAGAAAGTCATGGTTGAAGAAAAAGATAGATTACAATCTATTGAAAAACGTCTTAGTTCTCTTCTGACAATCGAAAACTCTAAAAAGAGATTAGATACTACTGTTGATATGATTAAAGCAGTTAAAACAGCACAGGAAGTTGAAGTAGCATAGATGTGTCAAGGTGCGTTTAGTTGTGATTAATTTAGGTCTGGTCAGGCAGTTAAAATAGCATAGATAAGGCAAGGCGCGTTGGGTTAAGTTATATTCCGTTAAAATGGGGTAAAATGTGTTGGCTTAAGGTCTGGCAGTTAAAAATAGATGGGGCAAGGTTTGATATGATGGAATGTATTGCGTTATGGCAGCTTTGGTTTGGCGTTTTAGAATGAGGTGTTTTGAGTTCTGTTCTGGCAGCTAAGGTGTGTTGATATGAGTTGTGTTGCTGTGAGATCGTGTCGTTTAAGATGTGTTAAGGCAGTCGGGGAATGTTAGAGTAGATTGGGATGAGTTATTTTTTGGTCGGGCAGCTGTGTTGAGGCAAGATTCGTCTTTATGAGGTGCGTTAAAATGCGTTAGGTTAAGGCAGCTGTGTTGTCGTAGGATTTGATTAGTTAAGGTGTGTTTATATAAAGCAGCTTTGTTGAGTCGTGGGCGGTAAGTTGGGGCAACTTTGGGTTGAATTATGAATGATAAAAAAGATAACTGGTACAGTAGTATCAGATTCACTAGAAG